GCGAGGTAGGTACGAACCGCTGCTTCATCACCAGCCAAAATCACGGCTATGCCGTAGATGCCTCCACCCTCGGTGAGGGCTGGCGTGAGAAGTATGTCAACCTCAATGACGGCACGAACGAAGGGATCTGCCACGAGCGCCTGCCCTTCTTCTCTGCTCAGTTCCATCCCGAGGCCTGCAGTGGCCCGACCGATACGCTCTTCATCTTCGAGGAGTTCCTCAATCTGCTTTAATTACCCCTCCCAATAGCACGAGACAATGATCGACAAGAATAAGATACAGAAGGTACTGCTCCTCGGATCGGGAGCGCTGAAGATCGGTGAAGCTGGTGAGTTCGACTACTCCGGCTCACAGGCACTCAAGGCCATGCGCGAAGAGGGGATACGCACCGTACTCGTCAACCCCAACATCGCCACGGTACAGACCTCCGAAGGCATTGCTGACGAGATCTACTTCCTCCCCGTCACCCCCTTCTTCATCGAGAAGGTCATCGAGAAGGAGCGCCCACAGGGCATCCTCCTTGCCTTCGGTGGACAGACAGCCCTCAACTGCGGTGTAGCGCTCCACCAGAGTGGCGTCCTCGAGAAGTATAACGTCGAGGTCCTGGGTACGCCCGTCGAGGCCATCATGAATACCGAAGACCGTGACCTCTTCGCTCGCAAGCTCGATGAGATCAGCGTCAAGACGATCCAGAGCCACGCCGTAGAGACGACCGAAGATGCACGCCGTGCAGCCCAAGAACTGGGCTACCCCGTCATCCTCCGCGCCGCCTACGCTCTCGGCGGCTTGGGTAGCGGCTTCTGCGACAACGAAGCTGAGCTTGACGAGCTGTGCAGCAAGGCCTTCGCCTTCTCTCCTCAGGTCCTCGTCGAGAAGAGCCTCAAGGGCTGGAAGGAAGTCGAGTACGAGGTCGTACGTGACTGCTACGACAACTGTATCACCGTCTGTAATATGGAGAACTTCGACCCGCTCGGTATCCATACCGGTGAGAGTATCGTCGTCGCTCCCTCACAGACGCTGACAAATAATGAATACCACAAGCTCCGTGAGATCGCCATCCGTATCGTGCGCCACATCGGCATCGTCGGGGAATGTAATGTGCAGTACGCCCTCGACCCCGAGAGCGAAGACTATCGTGTCATTGAGGTCAATGCACGCCTATCGCGCTCCTCGGCCTTGGCCTCTAAGGCTACGGGCTATCCGCTGGCCTTCGTCGCTGCTAAGCTTGGCTTAGGCTACGGCCTCTTTGAGCTAAAGAACTCCGTGACGCGCACTACCCCCGCCTTCTTCGAGCCTGCACTGGACTATGTCGTGTGCAAGATCCCTCGCTGGGACTTAGGGAAATTCCACGGCGTATCTCGCGAGCTCGGCAGTAGCATGAAGTCCGTCGGGGAAGTCATGGCTATCGGCCGCACCTTCGAGGAAGCGATGCAGAAGGGCCTGCGTATGATCGGCCAAGGCATGCACGGCTTCGTAGGCAACAACACGAAGGAGATCCCCGCTGACGAGCTGGATAAGGCTCTCAAGGCACCCACCGACACGCGTGTCTTCGCCATCAGTCAGGCACTGCACGCAGGATATACTATCGAGCAAATCCATGTGCTGACGAAGATCGACTGCTGGTTCCTCGACAAGCTCCAGAGTATCGTCCGCACCTCCCAGCGCCTCGGTGAAGTAGCCGCTATAGACAAGCTCCCTTACGAGCTCCTGCTTCGAGCCAAGCGTCAGGGCTTCTCCGACTTCCAGATCGCACGCTTCGTCCTCGCAGATAAGGGCGTGAAGGCTGGGGACAAGGAAGCCCTTGCCGTGCGCTCCCAGCGCAAGCAACTGGGCATCATCCCCGTCGTCAAGCAGATCGATACGCTTGCAGCCGAATATCCTGCAGAGACGAACTACCTCTACCTCACCTATAGCGGCACGCACAGCGATATCAACTATGAGGGAGATGGACGCTCCGTCGTCGTCCTCGGCTCAGGTGCTTACCGCATCGGGAGCTCGGTAGAATTCGACTGGTGTGGCGTCAACGCCCTGCAGACGATCCGTGAGCAAGGCTACCGCTCGGTGATGATCAACTATAATCCCGAGACTGTCAGCACGGACTACGATATCACCGACCGTCTGTACTTCGATGAGCTGACCTTTGAGCGCGTACTTGACATCCTTGATCTGGAGACGCCACGCGGTGTCATCCTCTCTACGGGCGGACAGATCCCCAACAACCTCGCTCTCAAGCTCCACTCGCAGCACATCCCCATCCTCGGGACGCAGGCTGAGGACATCGATAATGCAGAGGACCGCCACAAGTTCTCCGCCATGCTTGACGAGCTCGGCATTGACCAGCCCCGCTGGCAGGAGCTGACGAGCCTCTCGGATATCGACCAGTTCATCGCTGAGGTTGGCTTCCCCGTGCTGGTGCGTCCCAGCTACGTCCTCTCGGGGGCAGCGATGAATGTCTGCTCCAACCAAGAAGAGCTCTACCGCTTCCTCGAGCTGGCTGCCGATGTCTCCAAGGAGCACCCCGTCGTAGTGAGCCAGTTCATCGAGCATGCTAAGGAAGTCGAGATCGACGCCGTAGCCCAGCGCGGCGAGATCGTCGCCTACGCCATCAGTGAGCATATCGAGTTCGCAGGGGTGCATTCGGGCGACGCGACGATTCAGTTCCCAGGTCAGAAGCTCTACGTCGAGACGGTACGCCGCATCAAGCGCATCAGCCGCCAGATCGCCGAAGCGCTACACATCTCAGGGCCATTCAATATCCAGTTCCTAGCTAAGGGCAACGAGATCAAGGTCATCGAATGTAACCTCCGCGCCTCACGCAGCTTCCCCTTCGTGAGCAAGGTGCTGAAGATTAACTTCATCGAGCTCGCCACGCGCATCATGCTCGGGCAGCGAGTCGAGAAGCCTAATAAGAGCGCCTTCGATCTCGACTATGTAGGGATCAAGGCATCACAGTTCTCCTTCGCTCGCCTGCAGAAGGCCGACCCTGTACTCGGCGTCGACATGATGAGTACGGGTGAAGTCGGTTGCCTCGGTGACGACACCAACGAGGCCATACTGAAGTCCATGCTCTCCGTCGGCTACCGCGTCCCCCAGCGCTCCGTCCTCCTCTCCACGGGTGGCTACAAGCAGAAGGTCGACATGCTCGATGCAGCCCAGCTCCTGCACAACAAGGGCTATGCGCTCTACGCTACGCAGGGCACGCACGACATGCTGGCTGAGAACGGCATCCCCTCTACGCTGGTCTTCTGGCCTACCGACGAAGGGAAGCATCCCCAAGCCCTCGACCTGCTGCATGAGCGCAAGATCGACATGGTGGTGAACATCAACAAGAACCTCACCGCTGGCGAGCTCACCAACGGGTACCGTCTGCGTCGCGCGGCCATTGACCTCAACATCCCGCTGCTGACCAACGCTCGTCTGGCTTCGGCCTTCATCACCGCCTTCTGCACGCTCCCCATCGAGGATCTGCAGATCAAGAGCTGGGCCGAGTACAAGTAAGCGCAAGGCTCTCCCTAATAGCACATCCCCCTGGAGGCTCCTCGGAGCACTTCAGGGGGATGGTCTTTCTGACTGGAAAGAGGAAGGCTAAAAACCCTCAGGCATACCAGTAGAGAAGACGCTGAATATACGGCGATAAATCTCAGTGCGCACGGCGATAAATTTTCGTATATGCGGAAATATTTTTTCATATATGCAGAAATTTATTTTCGTATTATGAAAGAGAAAACGAAATGTAGTGGAGAGGTGGCGCGGATGTTGTGGAGCATCAAGGAGTTAAGGGGTGCGGACGAGGAAAACGAATTGCGCTGAGAAGTTAAATCAGCTTCAATTTGGCTTCAACTTTAAACGAGATTTGAACGGTGGCAGATTGGGCTCGCTTTAATCGGAGGTAAACTGCGCTCAATAATGAGGGGCTGAGGGTGTCATACAGACGCTCTCAGCCCTTCTCTTTTGTGTCGGTGGAGTGTGGTGGCTGATGTGCCGTTAGGTCGCTTAGATAAAGGATTGTCGTGCGCCTGTGTGTGGCGCTGGCATGGTAGGCGATGTGGCAGATAAGGGCATCCTTGAGCCTCCCTTATCCGAAGTGTGTTGGATGGTGTGCCAGGTGATTAAGGACTGATTAATCACCCGCTCTCAAGCGGTCAGATTTAGCGTAAATACCCCTCTTTGAGCCCCCTGCAAATAGCCCCATTTTCCATGGTAAAAACGGAATGGAATACCTATTGGATGGATAATGGAAGTAGTTGAGTAGCGGCTAATGGATGTATAAAAACACTGCTATTTTTAGCCCATTGAGTGGGGGGATAGATGTAGTTTTAGCTTGAAAAACGGCTATAAATTCCAAACTCAAGGGGGGATAATAACACTATATTGTCCGTTGAGAATGCTATAAGTAGTTATGTTCCAAACGCTTTTCCTTTTATTAGTCTAAATGTGGGCGCTATACAGCACGGGCAGACTCTTCTAAGGTCACATCGCCAGCAGATTTTAGGCGATGATCATTAGAGGTGCGAGCTTCCTGTAATTGGTACTTTAATCGCCCGATTTCTTCCGCCATCTCTTGGATTCTATCCATGAGAAGCCTGGTCGTGTCACTCTCAATTTGAGGTGTAGATATAGTGTGAGGAGGCTGTGCTTTAGCCCTCTCCCCCGTGATTATGTACTCCAAATCAGTATCTGGGTACTTGTTTTTCATCCTGCAAAGTACTTCTACGGATACTTTTTTTCTCTCAGATTTTATGTCACTGAGGAAAGATTTACTCACGCCGATAGACTCTGCGAAGCTCTTGTAATCCTGCACTTTTCCAAGCTTTTTAAGCTCTTCAACTGCCTCTATAAACCTTGTATTTGGACTCATGAAGTAAATGGTGGTACTGATAAACAATACCGATTAGTATTTGCAGTTCTCATTTTTCGTACTACCTTTGCAGTGTTGGTTAACACAAACCGAATGCGGTACGATGCGACCAACGCCCCAAAGGTAGTGAATATCGGCGGGTACAGATAACACAAATAAAGGATACTAACTATGGTACAGAGTCATATCGACGAGGGAATGCTTCTCGACGCGATGGAAGAAGAGGTACGTGAGCGAGGTGTCGCTACCGTATATATGTGCCTCGAAGGCGCTGAGCTGATCAGCGGAGTATTACCAAAGGATATGTGTGGCTTCCGCTGGATGCTCACTGAAGATCTCAACTTCAAGGGCCTCGTCTCTGAGGCGGAGATCTTCCCCTTCCTCCTCAGTAGCTTCAATTACCGCCCAGGCGTCCCCGTCTTCGGCTGGGAGACTGTCGAGGCAGTAGATGGAGAGCCCGATCGGGTCTACAGCTATCAAATACAGATCAACTATCCCGGGGCGATGATGCCCAACTTATAAGAATGAGAACTATGGTACAGACACAGTATGGTCTCCTCGTCAAGCGTGATGACTTGGTGGAGATCTTCAGCGACTTCAACGAACGTCTATCAGCAGGTGACTTTGGTCAGGTTGAATTCTATCCCGACGTGGTAGATGCCCTGGTCTTCCGCTATGACAGTATGACTCCCGAAGTTCAGCGAATCATCCAAGCACAGTAATCACAGAAGGGGCGTGCCCACCTTGAAGAAAGGCATCGCCAGCTAGGAAGGCGATCAGGTGCGCCCCTTCTATAATAAGAGACACAATGAAGGAAACACGAAGGAACATGAAACGAGAGATCCGAATAAGCAGCGCCCTCCGCCGTCAACTGGTGAGTGAGTTTGGTACGACAAGTAAGACCGTCTACCAAGCTATGCACTATGTCGGTGGATCGGAACTACTCGAAGGTATCCGCAAGGCAGCCTTGGAGCGTGGCGGGCAAGTCGTCGTCATTGCTCCCGAAGATTCAGTCTTGGTGGATATGGGAGATCACATGGTGCGCTACTATAGTGGAGGCGCTCACCTTGACCTTGATAAGGCTACCGGTGACGCTCGCCTATATAATAAGGATGGCTCACTGTGTAGTACCCATCACTCGGTAGCAAGCCCACTGCTCCCTGTATTGGAATTCGGTAAGAGCCTGTAGTGCTATGCAACGAGTGAACGGAGTACTTTGCGCCACCAAGGACGAGCTGGTAGGATCCTCTTTGATTAGTGAAGCGTATCTCGGCTTACTAGTCAGCAAAAAGGTCCTGCAGATCGTCGTCCGCGGTTGCCGTGGGCGTCAAGCTCAGTATGCCGTGGACTCGCTCCCCGAGAAGTACAAGGCCGAGGTTTACAAGCGCTTTGACATCCCTCCTATGGATAGAGTGAAGAGTCTCCTTGAGCAGCTCATCCGCCCACTCCCCGAAGCCGTGAGCTACTACCATAGCTACCGTCTGGCCGATGGGCGCTGCCTGCCCAGCGACAAGATCGCCCAATACACCGCCGAGGCTCAGATCCTCGAGGCTGTCAGCGCCTACCAGCAGGAGCACTACAGTAAGCGTGGTAAGGCAGGGCGTCGCCCGATGGGTAAGGGTGAGCTCTACGGTTGGCTGGCCGATATGATCCAGGCACTGCCTCAAGAGGAGTACCCCCACAAGCTCCCCAAGAGCCGCCTGCAGGAGAAGCACGAAGCCTATCAGCGTGACGGCTATGTATCGCTGATCCACAAGGGCTATCAGAATCAGAACGCCAGCAAGACGGGCGGTGACGAGCAGTCGGCGCTCCTCCTGATGCTCCTTGCCAGCCCCAACAACCTCAACAATAGTCAGGTGGCACGGCTCTACAACGAGACCGCCAAGGTGCGGGGGTGGGAGAAGCTCACCGCTTCGGCCGTGGGGAAGATCGCCAAGAGCAAGAGCCTACTCATCGACGCAGGGCGCAAGGGTCGCACCGATTACCGCCTGCAGGTGCAGACGGCCATCAAGAGGACGAAGCCCACCCGCGCTATGAGCTACTGGGTACACGACGGCTGGACGGTGGAGCTCTACTACCAGCACACGACTACCGACAAGAAGGGGGGCACGAAGACGGTCTATGACTGTCGTCTCGTCGTGGTGGTGATCCTTGATGCCTCTTGCTCCTATCCCATCGGCTACGCTATCGGGGAGCGTGAATGCCCTCAGCTGATCGCTCAAGCCCTGCGCAGTGCAGCGCACCATACTGAGGAGCTCTTCGGAGTGAAGTGTCACCCCCGTGAGATCCAATACGACCACTATCAGATCGGAGCGCTGACGCCTCTCTACAAGGCGATGAGTAACAAGCTCAGCCCCGCCCGAGCAAAGAACGCCCGCGCTAAGATCATCGAGCCGTACTTCTCCCGCCTCAATAAGACCTACTGCCAGCTGCAGCCGAATTGGTCGGGCTACGGGATCACAGGGAAGAAGGGCAAGGGGACGAATAGAGAAGTCGCCTCCGACCTTCGCCACCAGATCCCCACCCGCGCCGAAGTCGAGGGGCAGATCCACACTATTATGAGCCAGGAGCGCGCGCTGAAGCACGAGGAGTATATGAGCCTCTTCGATGGCGACATCACCGACATCCAGCTGGACCGCTCTATCTACCTCGAGCACTGGGGCGAGACCTCGGGTCGCTACATCGGTCAGAGCATCTACGGGCTCACGCCCACGATCTTCGGCGAGGTGCAGTACTACGAGAGTTTCGAGCAGGGCTTCAAGGAGCAGCGTCACCAGCGCTGGCAGGTCTTCTACGACCCGAGCGACCTCACGAGCGTCCTTGCCGTCAGCGAAGATGGGCAGTATAAGTACCTCCTCGAGCGGAAGCACCTCCAGCCTATGGCCGTCGAAGACCAGCGCCCCGAAGACCTCCAGCACCTGGAGCGTGTGCGCACCCATCAGCGGGAGATCGAGGACTGGGTGGATGGCGAGTGGAAGAGGATGATGCCCTTGGCCCTCGAAGCCTCAAAGGACAACAGCGTCGCCCAGGAGCTACTCCAGCGAAGTATCACGCCCTTCCGACGAGGCGAAAAGAAGAAGACGCGCCCCATCGAGGACGACACCCCCGCCGAGGCAGAGGCCTTTGGCCGTGAGATGGACGACCTCCTGCCCGACAGCCAGGGGCAAGTGAAGGATAACAGATACGACCGCAAGCTCCAGCGAGAAGGAGCCGAAGATAATGACAACGGGCCCGCCCCTCAGCCCAAGAAGAGGAGCATATTAGAGAGAGTATAACTCATAAATCATCATAATCATGGATGCAAAGGAAAAGGAACTCATCGCCGCTCGCCTGCGTGACTACTGCGCAAAGCAAGGTGGGCAAAACAAGGCAGCTAACAGCCTCAAGGGTGTCAGCGCTGCCACCATCAGCAAGATCCTAAATAGCGATTGGGAGACCATCGCCGAGGGGATGTGGCACAACGTCAGCAAGCAGATCGGGCTCTCTGCCGAGGGGTGGAGCATCGTCCAGACGAATGTCTACGAAGAGCTGACCCAGCTCCTCGACTGCGCCCAGCGTGATAGCCAAGTGATGGCTATCGTCGGGAGTGCCGGCTGTGGGAAGAGCTCGACGATACGCCAGTATGTGGCCACGCACCAAGAGGTCTACAGCATCACGTGCTCCGAGTATCAGAATAGAGGGAGCTGGCTGTCGGCGGTGATGGAGGCTATGGGCTTGGATCCCCGAGGGCTGAGCGTAGCGGAGAAGATCGGCGCTGTGGTGCGTAGGCTCAAGCGCTTCGATAAGCCCCTCTTGATCCTCGATGAGGCGGACAAGATGAGCGACACCGTGCTTTATTTTTTTATCACCTTGTACAACGAGCTGGAGGACCACTGCGGTATCGTACTGAGTGCGACCCAGCACCTCGAGAAGCGTCTGCAGAAGGGGCTACGCATCGGGCGCAAGGGCTACGAAGAGGTCTACAGCCGTATCGGCCGTCAGTGCATCAGCCTCAGCGTGCTCTCCCCCGAAGATATCTCTCTGGTGTGTACCGCCAATGGGCTGACTGACAGCCGACGCGTGCGCCGCATCGCCGACGAAGCACAGTGCGACCTCCGCCGTGTCAAGCGTGCCGTCTGGCGTGAACATCAGCTATCCAAGGAGGACTAAGCCATGGCACGAGCATACTCCAGCGCTAATATCCGCTCCGCGCGCTTCAAGACCGTCGACTTTGACGGGGCGTGGCTGGCGAGCATCGGGATGCCTGTGCTGCGTGGCACGTGGCTCATCTACGGGGGGAGTGGCTCGGGTAAGACGTCCTTCTGCCTCCAGCTGGCTAAGTACCTCTCACAGTTCGGTCGTGTGCTGTACAACAGCCTCGAGCAGGGTCTAAGCCCTACGATGCAGGCAGCGTGGATCGCTGGAGGGATGGATGAGGCAGGGCGACGCGTGAAGCTCCTCGACCGCGAGAGCTATGATGAGCTCTTCGAGCGCCTCGGCAAGCGCCAAAGCCCCGAGATCGTCATCATCGACAGTATCAACTACCTCCGAGGCCTTCGCCTCTGCGACTATCAGCTCCTCAGTCAGCGCTACCGCAAGAAGCTCTTCATCGTCGTTGCCCACGAGAAGGGCGGTGAGCCGAAAGGCGCCCTTGCCCAAGCCATCAGATACGATGCTGACGTGAAGATCCGCGTCGAGGGCTACCGAGCTATGGTGACCTCCCGCTACGCTACAGGCGAGGTCGGTGGAGACGACTACATCATCTGGGACGAAGGGGCCAACGCCTATTGGGGTACCACCGCTACCGACCCCACCCAACGAGACCGACGTAAACAACGAAAAGAAATAGAAATCAATGAGAGCTAAAGGAACTAACGAGATGGACAAGCTACACATGGGCGCCATCCGAAGATATCACACCCTCTGCAGTCAGCTGCAGCTCACCCCCGAAGATCGGGAAGCGCTCCTATCCCCCTACGGCTGCACCTCCTCTAAGGATATGGAGACGCACGACCTCATTGACGTATGTGCAGCGCTGGCCAAGGAGCTGGACAAGCGCACCGAGGGAGCCGACATCAGTAAGCTGCGCAAGCGCGTCATGGCAGCTATCGGCGCTTACCTCCGTAGTGAAGGTAAGTTTGAAAACCCCTCCATCATCAAGGGCATCGCCTGTCGTGCTACGGGATACCGCTCCTTCAACAAGATCCCTAAAGAGCGACTTCGCAACCTCATCGGGCTCTTCAACGACAAGGTCAAGGATAAGCGTGCCGTCGACGCCCTCACCAGCGAAGAGACCGCTCCACAGCCTTCCTACTTCCCACCCTCAACCCTCGCAAACTAACTCACCACATAAACAATAACTACTCCAATGAAACGTGAAACGATCTTCCTCGGCTTCTTCAGCCTCCTCCTGGCCCTGGGCTTCGATGCCCTCTGCAGCGATGCCCACGCAGGTATCATCATCTGGCTCGCCTGCATAGCCCTCTGGGGTGTCTTCACCACCCTGACGCTCAGCGAGCGCCTCGAGAATGTGACTGAGTTCAACCGTCGGATACTCAAGCAGCTCCGCGAAAAAGAAGAGAAGGGAAAATAAAGGCTCCAGAGCTATGTGTAAGACAACAGATATAATAGACACGCGACTCTGGCAAAAGCTATCCGTGAGGATACACAAGGACTCGGTGTCTAAAGGGTTTTGGGATGAAGATCATCCCTTGAATCATTGCTTCATGCTCGTGGTCTGCGAGCTGTGCGAAGCTATCGAAGCAGATCGGAAAGGACGCTATGCAAAGGAAATAATTGCCATAGATCAGCTCTACGATTATGCGTTCCCAATCGCCTATGAGACCAATATTAAGGGATCAGTAGAGGAGGAGCTGGCTGATACAGCTATGCGTCTGCTTGATATCATAGCACGTATGGGCTGGGTAATAGATGATATCGTGCGTCCGTCTTGTGTCAGCTTCAGCCACTATGGGTCATTCCCCTTACTCTGCTATTCGATCACCGAAGATCTCGTGTGTAGGGAGTTTGGTGATCGCTACGCTGTACTGTGGGCATTCTACAAGGTCCTGGCGATTGCGTATCAGTATGACATCGATTTGCTTGAGCACATCGAGATGAAGATGAGATATAACAAGCAGCGCCCCCAGCATTATGGTAAAAGATACTAACACCTCACATAAGTAAGACTATGCACCTCAAAAGTAACAGCGCGCTCTGGAATCTGAGCGAAGACGAGCGTATCAAGGTAGCCGAGAGCGATCACACCAGTATCAATGTCCTTGAGGAGCTCGCCCACGATGACTCCCTCTACGTGCGCTATTCGGTAGCCGAGAACTCCAAGACTCCGCCAGAAATCCTCTTTGAGCTGGCAAAGGAGGATAACGACCTGATGAAGCACCTGATAGCGCAGAATAAGAACTGCCCCGCTAAGCTCCTCGAGGACATCAGCCACACGATGGACCCCGACATCCTGGAAGCTATCAGCATCCACCCCAGCGCATCCGCTAACCTCGCCCATGTCTGCGCTGAGCGCCTGCGTAAGATCATGCGCACCAAGAGATACTAAGTAAGCATTTAATCACCCTTTAATCACAGATAGAATATGGACACTGTAAAAGTAGAGATGACTCCAGAAGAGTTCGCTCGCTACAAACAAGCAATGGCGGAGCAGATTCGCCGTGACGAAGCCCAGCGCGCCAAGGAAGAGCGCGAAGCCTACCGCTCCCTTGCTGCAACCACCGTTGACGAGTTCTTTCCAAGGCTCGAGAGTACCAGCAATACCCTTTCTAAGATGAAGCGGTTGCTCTATGACTCCTTCTCGCAAGTTGTCGAGACAAAGAGGACGGTTATGGGTGTCGAAACCCAAGGGCAACGCTCACATAGCTTCCTTTCCACCGACGGGACGAAGCGGATCATCATAGGTTATTACCAGCGCGACGGCTGGGATGAGACGGTAGAGGATGGTATAGCTAAGGTACGCGACTACATCTCTTCGCTGGCTGGCGACGAAGAGACCCGCAAGCTCGTGGATATCATCCTTGACCTCCTCTCTCGCGATGGGAAAGGCAACCTCAAGGCCGACAAGGTGCTCCAGCTTGACAAATATGCCGAGAGCATCCAGGATGCCCGCTTCAGCGAAGGTGTGGCCATCATCAAGGAGGCCTACCGTCCCGTCCGAACGAAGGACTTTGTCCGTGCCCAGACCAAGAATGCTATGGGCGGCTGGGATGACCTCCCCCTCGGTATGACCGAAGCATAAAAAAGCACCCCCGTCAGTAGGGTTCAGCTACTGACGGGGGTAATGGATGAAGGAAACGGCGTTAGGAACCGCATCGCCACAAAGGTACAACAAATACTTCAGGCGATGATCAGAGCAAACAGAATAGAGATGGCGCGCAATGTCTACGCTATTATCAACAGATATCACGAGCCGGGCAACCACCGACGCTCGCTGCGAAAGGTGTGGCAGCACTATGTCTATCCTATCTATCCTATGTCTCTTCGGACGATGATGGAGCTCCTTCGCATCGCCCGTGAGCATCAGTCGCCTGGGGAGATACCTCCTGGACTTTATCCCCTCTTCGAGGAGTGGGATAAAAAGCGGACACCGTACACGATATAATCCAACCTGTAAACTAAAGCCAGCAGGGCGGTCACTGTCACCAGTGGCCGCCCTGCCTGTATATAGGCTACTCCCGTAGGAGGACTCCCCTTGGGGGCTGTCGGTAGCGCTGATGTTCCTGCGCCCCTTGCACAAGGGAGGGGTAGCCAACGCCCGTGATGAAGGTGGCCCAGTGGTGCATAAGCTCACCGTGCTGGTGGTCCAGGTCGGAGGAGATGAGCTGTAGCCCGCTGAAGCCATCACCTGCCAGCCCGATAGGTGCGCTCTCCACCTGCTCAATGAGGTCGAGATAAGCGAGCGGGTCGTCTTCCAGGCATCGGCGCTCGTCCGACAGCTCCAGCGACTCATGTGGCTCCTCGGGGGTGTACTTGTGTACAAGGTGTAGGACGATCTCCATAGGCACACGCGGTGTGCCTTGCCCTGCCGATGTGTAGGTGATAGGGGCGAACTCTACGAACACAGCTGGTGTCTCGAAGAGCATACCGCTGGGTAGGTCTTCCATGTTTTCGTTCCACAGCCCGATGTGCTTCAGGCCTTCTATCTTCTCGTGTAGGCGCTCCTTAAGCGCCTGGTAAATCTCACGTCTCATATTCAATGTCTATTTAATCAGTGATTGATGGGGCGCTCTGCTCGACGTAGTCGGGCATTCAGCTCCTCACGCCACAGGTCGACGTGCTTGGTGACGATGCGCTGGATGAGCTCCTCGACCTTGGGGTGGTTGCCGACGAAGCGGCGCTGTGGCATACGAAGCCGTCGCTTGAAGGAGCGGACCTTATGGCTGCGCACCTTGACGCGCTTGCGCTTCATACCCCGCTTGCCCTTGACCAGGCGTATAGCCGTCGTCTCCTTGCGAGTGTGCTGAGGGACTGTGACCTCGCCGTTGAAGCCCTCGTTGTGGAGCGAAGCGTATGGCATCGCCGAGGTGAAGGATACACCCGATGACATGACCTGCCCCTTCAGTGAGCGTCGTAGCTTGCCTGTGACGAGGAGGAGTGACCCGCGCTGTACTCGCTTCCTGGATGACTTCCACCCACCTTCGCCCCGGGGCTTCCATGGGCGGTCAAAGAATGCTTTACGGCGGAAGTTCTCGTGGAACTCCGCAGTGAGCCCGACACGAACCTCCTGCTTGATGTCGTCAAAGACCTGTCTACTGCTTCGCATCGTGATTATGAAATTAGTTGTATATTTGCAGTGAGATAACCCTCGGAAGTATCCTAATCCTGACTGTAGTTCGGGTACGGATACTTATGGGGGTTATCTCTTTTTTAGAGCTACGTGAGGGCTGTCAGATATGCTATGGAGTAGGATTTTACCCTGCTTGTTTTCCAGTGCAATAATCCAGCTCTTCTCTCCTTCTATCTCTGTCTCGAATAGGTGAGTCTGTACGACCCATTCCTTCTTCCCTTCATCTTCATACGCTCCTAAGTACTTGGCTTCTTTGATGAGCTTGGGCAGATCAAGTAGAAGCTCGTTTTTGGCAAGATAGTGTTCGTGTGGCTGGTTAAGCATCTCCTTAATGCCTGTCCCCGTTATTTCTACACGTACACCATTATCGACCGATACACCTACAAATCTTTCCTTTGCGAGTCTCTGTATCTCTTTGCGGTGTTCCTTCTGCTCGGGAGTGAGGGAGATCTTCTTTGCTCCCTCTTTGGCTTTGATAACTTCACCAAGCACCGCACACTCGTCGCCCTTGCCCCCCTTGGTGATGTCGCAGTGGGAGATACCACGCTTGCCGTAGTAGGGGTGCTTGTCGGGGAAGAGGCGCAGGTCTCGCCCAGGGTTGCCACGGAAGAGCTCTTGCTTGTTGCCACGGAGTGCAGCATCTCCACGCTCCCACGCTGAGCGGGGATCGGATAGCGGTGTTTCGGGGAGAACCTCCACGGCATCACATCGACATCCCCAGCCGTTGGGCGGGAAGTAGTCTTGCCAGAATTTGTCCTCCTTGGGGAGGCAGGTGCGGTCGAGCGCCTCGTGAGCGGGACGCACCTTGCCGTCGCCAGCGGTGCGGTACTCGAGGATGCTCTTCGGTGCTGAGGAGTGCCAGCGATCAGCCATGAGGGCAGAGCCTACAGCATGGTCATACTCGCTCTCCAGGTAGCGGACATTGTAGCGGTCGTGGATAGCACGTACCTCTTCGGAGAACTCAGCGAATGGCTTGATAGACCCGTCGTCCTTTGTCAACGACAAGCCCAGCTCACGCATCGTGTGGTAGGTCTTGAAGCCTGAGAAGATGAAGGCATTATTGTCCAGCGCGTCACGCACGACCTGTGGTGTGGAGTGACTGATGTGGTACAGTGATGGCTGTAAGCACTCGTAGGTCTCTCGGATGGCAGCGACTATGGGGGCATCTCGGAGCATCTTGCGCTCAAAGTGCCCCTTCCTATATACATAGCGTGCCGCCCTCATGAATACCTCGGAGCGGTAGGTGCGCTTCGTCGGGGTGTTACGCCTTGATAGCTGACACGAAGGGCAGCTGCATGGAGTGTATAGCTCGTCGAGCTCCTTATGTAGCTGGAGGTATCTCTTGGGGAGAGGTAGCTGAAGCTCCGCCCCTCCCCCTAAGCGAAAAAATCGTCAGCTCGTGAGAGTTGCTTGCTCGTGTTGTCCTCCTGCTCCAAAGAGCTGTCACGCTCCCCGATGATGGGGATATTGTACTTCTCGGAGAAGTACGCAGGATCGATCTTGTAGTATTGGAGAATAGCCCGCTCCTCCTCACGCATCTCGGCGTCTGTCATTTCGTCGCTGTAGTCCCACTCAAATGTGAGGCCCTTGAGGGGGAAGCCCGAGGCGATCATCAGAGGGAGGAGGCGGTCATTGATGATGTAGGAGAGGCGACGAGCGTCAGAGGCGCAGACGTTCTCGAAGATCTCCAAGTGCACCTCCGACTGAGAGAGAGAGGCACCGTTGTCGATGGTCATCGTCTGGTTGAGGATGATCTTAGAGAGCTCCTTGTCGCATCGCTCAAGGCGCTTGTCGTAGACGTTGTAGGCATCGCCTCGACTCGTTTCCTCGAAGGAAATGGTAGTACCCTCGGGGAAGACCCCGTAAGAAGCAGCCCCCATCGATGCCATGATACGCTCAATCTCGTCGAGGTCAGCTCTGGTGGTGGCTGTCGTGTTGGCCACGCGCATGGGCATTCCAAATATCTCCCCGAAGGTATCCCAATAGGCACTCATATTCTTCTTCGAAATGTAGTAGGGAGCGCACTTGAGAAGGAGACCTAAGTCGTGAGGCTTGCCTACCTCGATAAGCCATCGGGAGAAGTCACCTTCGCGGAAGGGGATGCCACGCTTGATGTCATCAGTAGGCTCACGTAGAATCACGCCATATTCGGGGATGACGTGCTTTCGGGGGATGAGGTCGGCAGAAGAAAATCGCATACCTCGATCATCCTTGACCACCTCTCCCAGCTCAATGAGGCTATGACCCCAGAATGTCGCATCAAGGGCAAGGTCTAAGAAGTCACGAAACCACTCACGACGAAATAGCTCAGATGCTTCGTCGCTCTCCGCACCCTCCTTGTCGATGAGCTTGAAGGGTCGGGAGAGTGTCTTGCTCTTGCGCTGCTCTATGGCCCCCGTGATATGTCCATCAACGAGGGTGTCGGTATAGAGGTCGTAGAGGGTCAGCCGTCGGGGGTTATCAACAGAGAGTGCCATCTGCCAAGCATGTCGCCAGGTGGCGATGTCCTTGCGGGTAAGGGCGTCAGCCTTGCGTATGAGTTCGGCTGTGACGCGCCCTCCTGTGCCGGTGATCTGTCGAGCGAAGCGCATCAGTCGTGCTTCGCGTTCCTCTAAAGTCAATTCAGCCATAGTCTAATAGTGATAGGTGCTCTTCTCAATGCTCCCAAAGCGCAGGGCGCCATTGGGCTGAGCTTCGCCTGTATTGGGGTCAGATAATAGGGGGAGGGCTGGTGAGGTCTTCCCCGCTTGTACGTTCTCCAGCCATGCAATGGCCTCTTCATATCGGTCCTTCCAGCGCTCGTAGCCCATATTCTGAGGTAGTCGATGGACCATCTGGTAGAGTGCTATGTGTATGATGGCTTGGACGAGTCGGGGGTTGCGCTCCTCTCCGAGCTTTGCATAGGCCTCATCTACGTTGTATCGGGTGCGCAGATAGCCGGCAGCGATCTCGCAGGCTACTGCCTCAGCTCGTTGCCATTCGTCGGGATACCTACTGATGATCGCTTGCTCTCGCTCGTCGATAGCAGTGCGGTAGTCTTGCTCGTCGATGTACATAGTGGTTAGGCGTTAGGGTGAGTGTCGTAGACGGCGCGCTGCAGAGCCACCTCACGCAGGTCTGGCTTGATGTCAGCGTAGCAGTAGATGTGTGGTATGGGCGTCCGCTCGTCTCCCTCGACCTCGGGGATGATTAGCAGGCGCTCGCTTGCAAGCTTTGCGAGACGCTTTGCGCGATAGGCGGCTATCAGGCATCGGGTGCTGAATGCGATGAGACGAAGGGCGCGATAGCCATAGCGCCAAGATGTGACTAACATATTACCATTGATTTTTGAGACTGGTGGTGCGTCTGCCCACCTTCGGGGCGACGCCGAGGGTGCGGGAGGATCGCTGAAGGAGCCAGATAGCCCCCTCGTCGGCATCGGGGCCGTCGTCATGGCCACGCATACCCTTCTCCATGGATAGGGTCTGCTCTACGGATACAAGCATGTCGGGCGACGACTTCTCCTCCTCGTTATAGTAGACCTTTCCTCGCTCCCAGAGAGGAGAGACCGCTTCGATGCGTGCGAACTTGTTCTCCTTCTTTCTGCGGTCGGGGCTGATGGGGAGCTGGTAGCCTCGGGTATTGCCTTCAGCGGAGAAGTCGTCAAGGAGGCTGTCCTGCATAAAGCCCGCCTCCAGGTAGATGCGCAGGCTGGCACCTTCGCCTCGGACCCATTCGTAGCAGTCGTAGACCCAGCGTACGAGCTCGGATATGGAGCACTGACGCAGGAAGGCTTTGATATGGTGTAGCTCGCCCGAAGGGAGTGATCCCCAGAGCTTGGCTGCCTTGTAGTCGTTCTTCGTCGTGCCTTTCCACGAGGGGTCGATATATAGGACCAGCCCACTATAGGAGGTCAGGCGTGGGAGCTTCTTATATTGGATCCACTCGGCGCGGAAGACACTGCCAGCTGTGATAGGATTGTTCATGTACTCCTTCTGGAAGGCGCGGTAGCCACCGAATGCTTCAAGCGCTGCTACCTCCTCACGTGACCACTTTGCGGCCCATGTAACCTCGCCCTTTGGGGTGAGGATGTTGACTCGGGAGACGTGTACGGTGGGGGTGTGGGAGATGTTGTAGAGTACGCTGGTCTTACTGATGAGGTTACCGACCATGATGAAGCGGCCACGTCCACCATCGAGCGCACCGAAGAGGGCTTCACGCACCCAGTCGGTGAGCTTATTGATGCGGTATTGGTTCTGCACGATCTCGTCGTCATCAAGGTCGTCGATGACGATATAGTCGGGGCGGTGGGAGCGGTGGCGCAGACCACGAGGGGACTGCCCACGCCCCAGAGCGAAGAAGGCGACACCGTCTGCCGTGACAAAGCGCCCGACCTCCCAGGAGCCTGTAGAGACCTGCTGGCCGAAGTCGGCGATATAGCGCTGGTTGTACTCCAGCTCAGCCTGCACGTCAGAGAGCAGCGTCTGTGCGTTGGTCTCACTCTTGCCAACTAATACCATCACATTAAGCTCCCGCTTGCCGAGGTAAGCGTGCGCCTTTAGCCAAAGAGGAATGAAGACATCCATGTGGGTGCTCTTGGCGTGTCCACGCGCCCACTGAAAGACCGCCTTGAGGTTGGGAGTGTCTCGGATCTTCTTTGCGGCTGCGAGGTGGAAGGGGGCGCTGGGGATGCTGCGCCCGAGGACCTCATTATAGGTATAGTGGGGGAAGTAGTACTCTACGAAAGCGTTGTAGTCCGACAGTAGATGGAGGATGCGCTTCCTCTGCTCGGTGGGGGTCTCCTTCGAGGCAAAGGCCGTCGCGCTCTTGACCTCCTCACAGCGCAGCTTCCAGCGCTCGAGTACTTCTTTATTCTTGATCGATGCCATGAGGGTAGACGTATTGATTACGCTACAAAGGTCGGGCGCAAAGAAGGGCTAATAAACTAATAATGAAAGACCTGCATCGTTTCTGTGCGTCGGGGGATTGCTGTCCGATCTTTGCAGAGAAAACAGTCACAGACCCTATGAATACAGTAGTTATTAGTACATCATCCCTCAATTCGTATGGATCTCGAGTCCTTACCTCTGGAATTGACATTGCGCAGTACCAGCGCAACCCAGTGCTCCTCTATATGCATCGACGATACTCCCGGGAAGACGCCCCCATCGGACGCGTTGAGAATGTACGAGTAGATGGGGATAGGCTTCTTGGTGATCTCGTCTTTGATGAGAAGGATGATTTTGGCAAGAAGGTCGCTCAGAAATGGGCAGACGGATTCCTCAGAATGGTATCAGCAGGTCTCTCTATCGTTGAGCTGAGCGATGATCCGATGTATCTCCTACCAGGACAGAAGCGCATGACCATCACAAAGAGTAAGCTCGACGAGGTCTCTGTCGTAGATATAGGAGCTAATGACGATGCCATCGCACTCTACAATGAAGCAGGAGGTCGCATCACGCTTTCTCAAGGTGACAATAGCCCAGATCTGCCATTGCTCAAAGACTCTACTAACCCCAATAATAAAGAAGTTATGAACGAAAAGATTGCCCTCGCTCTCGGCCTCTCCGCCGAAGCTACCGACGAGCAGGCTGTGTCGACCATTGCTCAGCTCAAGGCCGAGGTAGACCAAGCTAAGCAGCTGAAGCTCGCCCTCATCAACGAGCAGCTCGCCTCGGCTGTCCAGTCTGGCAAGCTCCCCAAGGAGCAGGAAGAGACCTACCGACAGATCGGGCTCACCATGGGCGCCGAGACCCTGCGTATCACGCTCTCCACGCTCTCTGCGCCACAGCGCGCCTCATCCATCATCCGCCCATCGGCACCGACGGATCCAGCGAAGTTCGCCAAGTTCACGGACATCCCCACCGATCGTCTCGAGGCCTTCAAGTCGGAGAACCCCGACGAGTATGCCCGCCTCTACACCGATCACTTCGGCTTCCCACCTCCCTCACTCTCCCGCTAATCACTAATCACCTATTAACTACCGATTAACTATGTGGAAATTCATCCGATCACTCCTGGTCGCACTTGCCGTGCTGCTCTCAGTGGTCTTCTTCAATGTCGTCATCGGCGCGGGTATCTCTGCGCTCCTGGGGCTCCCCCTGTGGACGGGTGCCGTCGCCCTCAACGTCATGGCTCTGGCTGTAGGGCCCTTCGTCACCAGTCGTAACGTGGCTCGAGCGGGCGTGAATCAGGAGGTGTGGACGGGCGTCGTCCTCAAGAAGCTGCGCGAGGCGCTGGAAAACCTCGGCTGGTTTGCCGCGATCACTAATTATGACGAGTATGTAGACAACGATACGATTCACTTCACCGAGCTGGGTGGCGACCCGAAGGTGCTGGTCAATAACACGACCTATCCGCTCAATATCTCCAACGTCACCGACGCTGACAAGCCTGTCTCTCTGGACAACTTCGAGACGGAGGCAACGGCCATCTCTGACAAGGAGCTTGATACCATCAGCTATGACAAGCTCGGCAGTGTGAGAGAGCGCCACAAGGAGGTCGTCGAGGAGCGCATCTACGCCAAGGCGCTGCATGCACTCGCTCCACAGACCCACTCCGACGGCTCGCCCATCCTGCTGACTACAGGAGCTACGGCTCCCGAGGGCGGACGTAAACAGCTATCCTTAGCTGACCTGCGACTACTGAAGAAGGCCTTCGACAAGTGGAAGACCCCCAAGAAGGATCGCATCCTGGTCCTTTGCCCCGACCACGTCCAGGACCTCCTCTCTGTGAGTGAGAACTTCGCCCGTCAGTACAACCTTGATAACGAAGATGGTCTTGTCGGTCGCCTCTATGGCTTCTCGATCTATGAGTACACGGAGACTCCTGCCTACACGGTCGCCACGAAGACGAAGCTCGCCTTTGGCGCTATCGCCGGTAGTGGCACGGCTCCCGCCTCGGTAGCCTACCACTCCAAGAGCTGTATGCGCGCCACGGGTAGCCTCACCATCTACGAGAGTCTTGCGAAGAATGACCCTATCCATCACCGCAACCTCTACAACGTGCGCCAGAGAGCTATCTGCGCCCCACTGCGCTCTAAGGAGTGCCTCGCAGCTATCATCTCGGCTAACGCCTAAGCTATGGCACAGCAGCTCAAGTATCTCGTCATACACTGCACGGCCACCCCTGAGGGGCGTGCCGTCAGTGCCGAGGAGATCAGACGATGGCACACCGCCCCCAAGGCACAAGGAGGGCGGGGATGGTCCCAGGTTGGCTACACCGATATGATCCACCTCGACGGCCGTGTGGAGCGCCTCGTGAAGAATAATGAGGACGCCCAGGTAGACCCTTGGGAGATCACCAACGGTGCCACGGGCTACAACTCCGTCTCCCGCCACGTCGTCTATGTCGGTGGTTGCGCCCGTGACGGCAAGACTCCAAAGGACACCCGCACAGCCCTCCAGCTGGAGGCGATGAAGAAGTACGTCCTTGACTTCCACCGCCGCTATCCAAGCGTCAAGATCATCGGGCACAACCAAGTGGCCCAGAAGGCGTGCCCCTCCTTCGACGTGCCTAAGTGGCTTCGGTCAATAGGCATCAACCAATAATTCACTCTCCACCGATGGATCAGCTCCTCACCCTCCTCCAGTGGCTGGTGCCTGCGGGAGGGGTGGGGGCGATCTTAGGGTGGCTCACCAACTCCCGAGTGCGCGCTGCTCGTACAGCCAAAGAGGTCCACGACACCTATAAGCAGATGTACGATGATCTGCACGACCAGCTACTCAATCTTAGTGATGAAAACAAGCATATCCGAGCAGATTTCTCCCGCCTCGAGCGCGCTGTCGCGATGGGCGCTACTTGCCGTCTTTGGCCTCAGTGCCCTATTCGGCGCGAGCTGCAGCGTCCGCCGCTCCCAGACGTCTCAGTCCCATCGCCTCGACAGCGTCAGCGAAAGGGTCGAGATCCGACCGACGCCCGTAGCTCTTCCCGAGACGAAGGCGACACTTCACCTCCCCCTCTCGACCCTCCTTGATCTCCCCGAGGGCGCTGGCTACCATAGCCGCCAAGGGGTGACACGCATAGCACTCACCCGCCGTGGCGACTCCCTCGAGGCGACGGCTACCACCGATAGTCAGACCGTCCTGCCCTCCATAGAGGAGCGCGCTGCCAAGCACATCACTCAGGCGACGACCACTGCCCTCACTCAGAGTGAGGCCAAGGCGGGCTTAGCAGACACCCTCCCCTGGACCCTCATCGCAATCCTTATCCCCATAGCAAGTATCATCTTATGGCAAAGAAGAAAGTAACGCCCCCCGAGAGCGAGGGCGAAGAACTCCAGCCCACCGACCCAATCACCCCCACCTCCCCCGAGGAGACGGGGAGCGAGTCTACCCCCACCGAGGAGGCTCCCAACAAAGACGCAGCGGAAGAGCCCGTAGAAGGCGCTGACACCCCACCAGCTACCGAAGAGACCCCCACCGAAGAGGAGGGCGCCCCCGAAGATGCTGAGACGGATGAAGCTGCCGAAGCTGAGGATACCCAAGAGGATGAAGCCCCCGAGGCAGAGGACGTAGCCCCTACGGCACTCTCAGACCTCGCCGCTCAGATCCTCCGAGACCACGACCTTAAAGTTGTCTTCCTCACCAGCGACGGCACCGCCTTCTACGGCTACTCCGATGCCCTGAACTATACGCAGACGCTCGAGGTGAAGGACGTCTATCACTTCTTCGCCACCCCTCCTACGGATGACGAGCTTCGTGAGCTCCTCCCCCCATCACTCCGACCTAATCACCTGCAAGCCTCCTAACTATGAATAGTGTAAAGATCTTCCGACAGAATGGCGGTATCCCCGCCTCCCTGCCAGGAGAAGACCACATCTCGGGGATGCTCTTTTACCTCTCCACGCTTCCCACGGCGACCTCGGGTGTCACCGATGGCTTCACAGCCACCGAGCGCATCCGCCCCATCTCGACCATCGAGCGTGCGGAGGAGCTGGGTATCACCCCAGATAACGCCAGCTGGGAGATCCGCCTGCTGCACTACCAGCTCTCCGAGGTCTTCCGCACCAACCCCGGTATCATCCTCTATCTGGCAATCTACCCCAAGCCTGCGGGGGGTAACTACACCTTTGCTGAGCTCAAGACCCTCCAGCGCTACGCCTCGGGTAGTCTGCGTCAGGTAGGAATCTGGCTCGGTGATAAGGTGGCTGATGCATCACTCGTGACGACCCTCCAGGGCATCGCCGACACCCTCGATATCGAAGGGATGCCTCTGTCGGTCCTCCTTGCTCCCAAGGTCACCGCCCCTGTAGCCTCCCTGCCTACGAATCTCGCAGGAGGTGGCAAGCTCCGTGTGTCTATCCTCATCGCCCAGGACGGCGAAGGCGTGGCCAAGACCCTCTACACCGATACGGCCAACAATGCGGCCAAGGCTTCGGTCTCCGCTCTGGGTACCTTCCTGGGTATCCTATCACGCGCTGCCGTCCATCACTCCATTGGCTGGGTGCAGAAGTACCCCCTCGGGCTGGCGCTCCCAGCCTTCGGCGATGGGACGCTCCTGCGTGCCCTGGACAAGGCCGTCGTCGAAACCCTCGATAAGGCGCGCTACATCTTCGCCGTCACCTACCCAGCTATCGGCGACTGCTACGCCTCCGACAGCCACACCCTCGATGAGCCTACCAGCGACTACAACGCTATCGAGCGTGTCCGTACGATGGATAAGGCCATGCGTGGAATGCGTAAGTACCTCACTCCCGAGCTCGGCGGCAACATCTACATCGACAAGGAGACGGGCAAGATGCGGGACTACACCATCAAGCACCTCAATGGGGTAGCCTCCCGAATCCTTGAGGAGATGGATCGTTCCGGCGAACTCTCAGGCTACATCGCCTACATCAACCCCGATCAGAACGTCTTGGCATCCTCCTCCATCGAGGTCGTCATCCGCAAAGTACCCACGGGTGTGCTACGCTTACTTCGTGTCAAGGCTGGTTTCACCCCCAAACTCTAAATAACCTATGGCAACAGTAGATAGAAACGGCATCCCCTTAGTCAACGGCATCCTCTACGGATGGGCTGAGGTCCTTGTCGCCATCGCTGGCGTACCCCTCACGGGCATCACGTCCGTCGAGTACAGCGACAAGCAGGAGGTGACGAACAAGTACGGCGCAGGGCGCTACCCTGTAGGCCGTGGCCTCGGGCGTATCTCCTCCGAGGCGAAGATCACCCTCTACCTCGAGGAGGTTATGGCACTGCAGGCTAAGAGCTCCAACGGCCGTCTGCAAGACCTCGGTATGTTCGACGTCTCGGTGAGCTACATGTCTCCCGCTGGTATTGTCGTCACCGACGTCATCAAGAACTGTCACTTCTCCGAGACATCGCGCAAGGCGAGCGAAGGGGATACAGATATCAAGGTAGATCTCACACTTACACCCTCACACATCGTGTGGGGTGCTTAATCACTAATTAATCATTGAATAATGGAACAACAGAAGAAGCGCATCGGCGAAGCATCGCCGGAAGAGCTCCTCACTATGAAGGGGAAGTATGGTAAGATCAAGGTGGTCGAAGTCGAGGAAGACGGAGATACCTACTGCATCTACCTTCGGCGTCCCGACTTCGAGACGCTGAAGGCCGTCTCCAAGGTCTCTAAGACCGATGAGCTCGAGGGGACGAAGGTCTTCATCCGTAACTGTATGGTCGGCGGGGCGAGCGAAGTCCTCGACGATGCCGTGCTCCTCGTATCTGCAGCTTCGGCCGCCTCCTCACTCCTCACCTCAGCCAAGTCCGTCCTAAAAAACGTATAGAGGCGCACGCCCTTGCCTCAGACGATGCCAGCGATGGCATCGTCAAGGGGTGCGCCCTCATCCGACACTACCTCCATCTCGACCCCGACGCCCTAAACGAAGAGGACTGGGTCAGCGCGCTGACCCAGTCCCTATGGCTGGAGAATAGATTGATGGAGCTTCACAAGGCGGCTATCGCCTCTGCTCTCTCTGGCAAGGACGGTTAGTTGTCACTGTGAGCTGACCAGAAGTTGATAAAGCTATCGGATAGACCGCCCTCAGGCTTGCCTTTGAAGGCGTCGATGATGCCCCGCACTATATAGTAGGGGAGCATAACGAAGAAGAAGAATAGCAAGAGCATACAGGTCAGCAATACGCAGAGCTTGCAGCAACCCATAAACAGGTCAAAAAAGAAACCGCCTTCCATTGTCTTATCATCTTTAGTTCACCCGCTAAGATAGCCATTCTATGAATACCTCTTCCTTCAATTATCTCTTCGGCATTGACGGCAACTTCACCGCCAAGATGGAGGAGATGGCTACTGCTATAGGTGAGTTTACTGCTAAGGTACAGAAGTCTCAAGGCGTATTTGATCGCTTTGTTGGGATGGCTGCTAAGGTAGATATCCTTAGTAACGGAGTGACAAAGATGGCGCAAGCCTTAGGGGATATCGTCCAGCCAGGCATTGCCCTCAATACCTCGATGACCGACCTTCAGGCCGTCACGGGGGTTACGGGCGAAGGGCTCAAACAGATTGAGAGCTATGCACGTGACACGGCTAAGGCATTCGGCATTGACGCAGCGGGAGCGGTAGAGTCCTACAAGCTCATCCTCGGGCAGCTCTCCCCCGAGCTGGCCAAGAGCCCCGTAGCCCTCAAGGCGATGGGCGAGCACGTCGCCACCCTCTCCAAGCTGATGGGCGGTGACGCCACGGCGGCTGCCGAGACGCTCAATACGGCTATGAACCAGTACGGCGTCGACCTCTCTGACCCGATCAAGGCAAGTGAGGAGATGGCGCGTATGATGAACGTGATGGCTGCCGCTGGTCAGGAAGGCTCTGCCGAGCTTCCTCAGATTAAGGAAGCTCTTGAACAAGCTGGTATGGCAGCCAAGGGCGCAGGCGTCAGCTTCGAGGAAGCCAACGCAGCTATCCAGGTACTCGACAAGGCGGGGAAGAAAGGCAGTGAGGGCGGTATCGCCCTGCGCAATGTCATAGCGACCCTCTCTCAAGGGCGCTTCATCCCCAAGGATGTCCAGAAGGAGCTGAAGAAAGCTGGCATCAACGTGACGGACCTTGCCGACCGTGGTAAGAGCCTCAAGGAGCGACTGGAGCTCCTGCGCCCCGTGATGAATGATGCTGCGCTCTTCGCCAAGCTCTTCGGTAAGGAGAATACCAATGCTGCTATGGCTCTGGTCGGTGGCACCGAGGAAGTAGGTAGATATACCGAAGCTATCCAGGGCACGCAGTCAGCCAATGATCAGGCTGCTGTCGTGATGGAGGGCTTTGCCGAGCGACAAGCTCGCATCCGTCAGCAAATAGAGGACTTCAAGATCACCATCTTCAACGCCACGGGCGATGTCTCTTTGTGGGCAGGAGCGCTCTCCGATGCCCTTATCCCGCTGGCTCAGCTGATGCCTCTCCTGTCGGGGATGCTACCGATTGTGAAGGGCGTATCTATCTGGATCTTCCAGGGGGCAAAGGGCCTATTTCTCTTCGGTAAGGGCGCTCTCACAGCCCTTGTGGGTGTCGGTAAGCTTGCCGTGACCCTCCTGACCCGTGGTGCAACGGCCCTCTTCTACTATATCGGATCGCTGGTTACGGGTGGTAGCGCTCAGCTGGGCTTTGCTATGATGTCACAGCTTGCCTTTGCATCCTTCAAGACGGCTGCAGTCACGGCGTGCCGCACCGTCAGTGCAGCCATTATGTCTATCCCTCTCATCGGATGGATAGCCGCTGCTATAGCCGCTATCGTAGCCCTCGGGGTGTACTTCTGGAACACCTCGGCTAAGTTCCGTGCTACGCTCAAAGGACTGTGGGCTGCCTTCAAGGCAACCTTCTCCAATATATGGGAGATGGCCAAGACCGTCTTCTTGGGCATTGGCGACCTCATCAAGGCAGCCTTCTCTCTCGATGGAGATGGCATCTCCGCTGCCATCAGCAAGATGACAGGAGCCTTCTCGAAGTTCGGGAAGGAGACGGGTAATGCCTTTAAGGAAGCCTATGATCAGGAGATGAAGGAGAGCGCTGAAGCCGAGAAGTCCAAAGGCAAGGGGGAAGGCTCCAATGCTGGAACTCAAGGTGGAATAGGTGGGAATGTTGATCTCCCGATAATATCCACTCCTGGCGGGGGTGGCGGAGGCTTAACAGACTCCTCCAGTAGGCACTCAGGTGGCGGTGGCTCAAGTAAGGCGGCCAACGTGACCATCCATATCGGCAAGCTCGTCGATAACCTCACCATCAAGACCTCCAACCTATCAACTGACCCATCCGAGGTCAAGGGTATCATCACTGAGCTCCTGATCTCCGCAGTCAATGACGCTAATCTCGCTATACAGTAACTATGCTCACAATCATTCAAGGCAACGATACTACCGTCTCGGTGCTGCTGCACAGCCAGTCGCTCACCCTCCCCGACAACGAGGGTAAGAGCTATGTCGAGCGATCAAAGATAGACCTCAGCCAGGCGATGGATATCTCCGTTCGGCTCATCCCGTATATGCGCTGGCGACCTATCACACCTTCCTTCGATGTCAAGGGTAGTACGATCAGCATCCACTATCCTGCCTCCGTTCAGCGCCCAGGTAAGTGGGATGTCGAGATCTCATTCTTAACGCCCGATGGCGGCGGATACCGCCAAAACAGAGTGCGTCAGTCATTCGCCGAAGTCATCGCCTGCGCCAAGGGAGCTAACAGCCCTGAGGCCTACGTCATCACTGCCGATGTCGCTCAAGCTGTGCGAGGAGCCAAGGGGGATCCGGGTGACAAGGGAGACCCAGGGAAAAGCAGCTACGATCTGGCACAGGAAGAGGAAGGCTTTACAGGCACAAAGCAGGAGTATCTAAAAAGCCTGCACGGAGCACCAGGCAAAGACCTCTATCAGGCAGCTGTCGAGCGTGGCTACAAGGGCTCCTTTGATGACTTCCTCGAGATGCAAAAGGGAGAGCCTGGTGCCCCAGGTAAAAGTAACTACGAGCGCGCAAAGGAGCTTAAGGGCTTCGAAGGCACGGAGGAAGAGTACCTCGACAGTCTCCACGGAGCACCAGGAGAGGGCATATACAAGATGGCTGTGAGAAAAGGATTCGCCGGATCAGAGGAGGACTACCTCAAGAGCCAAAAGGGAAAAGATGCCTACGACGACTACCTCGAGACAACAACTGACAACCCAAAGAAGAGCAGAGGCGAGTGGGCGGCTATCAACGCTATCACCACACAACTGCTCTACCGTATAAACAAAGGAACAAGCGCACCGATGAACGAACAAACATTATCAGCGGACCAGCTTATGGAGCTTGACCGACACCGACGCAATATTATACGAGCCCTTCGTGGTAAGGGAGTAAATATATCTGACGACGATGGACTGGAGACGCTGTCCGAGAAGATCGTAAAGATTAAGTCTTACATCTTATCTGTACATCGAGCCCAGCAGTTTCTTGATTGGAAGGAGCCCTCTTTCCCACCTATTAAGCTCAGAGACGATTACCGTCCTGCTGATATCAGCTGGTGCTTTGCTCGTAATCGGTTCCTCACGGAGCTCCCCGACTTCGCAAACCTCGGCGAAGCCTCCATTATGAGCTCCTTCGCCCGAGAATGCACTGCCCTCGCTACCGTCACGCTACCAGACCTTTCTAAGGCGACAGCCATAGATAACGCCTTCAATGGCTGCTCTGCCCTCACTACGGCTACCCTGGGGTCTATGGAAAATGTATCTAATGCGTCGTTGTTGTTTGGCAGCTGCTCTGCCCTCACTACGGCTACCCTGGGGTCTATGGCTAAGACCGTATCCGCGCAAGGGGTATTCCACGATTGCAGAGCCTTAAGGAGCGTGACGCTTGACTTCACTGGGGGTGAGATGACGAATATATCGTACCTATTCAACCAGTGCAATCGACTGGAGATAGTAACAGGCGTAATCGACCTGAGCCGTGTGACTGATACAGGCTTCGCCTTTGCTGGTTGTGTGAGTCTCCGTGAGGTGCGCCTTAAGGGGCTTAAGGTCGATCTAAATATCACCGATTGCGCCAACCTATCCACCAAGAGCGTGAAGTATCTCGTTGATAACCTCCAGCAGTCTACGGGCAAGAGCATCACTCTTCCCCGAGCTTGGCAACAGGCTCATGAGGCTGAGGCTAAGTCATACGCACAGATAGCAGCTACCAAGGGCTTCGCACTAACTTTCAGATAGGACAGCTATGGAAATAATCGAATTACAGGAGAAGGCGGGCTATATGTACGTCAATGCCGAGCATTGCATCGTGGTCTGCTTCGGATACTGCCCAGCGGCCGGCGCCCATCTGTGGGTACTCACGCCCGAGGATGAAGCACTCGCACTCGAAGCGCAGTGGAAGGCTGAGGGCGAGCGAAAGAGACTGGAGGAGGAGCTGCGCCATAGTGAAACTTATACAAGTTAATATGACAGCACGAGAACGTGAAGAGAAGCGCGAGTTAGCGCGCCTCCTCTACCTCCAAGGTAAAGAGCAGAAGAGCATAGCCGTGAGTGTCAATGTCTCGGAGGCTACTATCTCTAAGTGGGTGCAAGCTGGGCAGTGGCAGAGCCTGCGTGCTGCCCAGCACATCACCCGCCCAGAGCTGGTAAATAAGATCCTGCTATCAATCGACAAGCTCCTCACCGATGCGCTCCACAGCAATGATCCAGCGGCGGCTGCAAGCCTCGGGAAGCAGCTCAAGGGCTTCAGCGACGCGATCGAGAAGCTTGATAAGAAGGCCAACGTGGTCACGGCCATTGAGGTGTTTATCGCCTTCGGAAAATGGATGGAACACAGAATGTCCATCGATACAGATCTCACACCAGAGCTCATCAAGACAATCACTAAGTATCAAGACCTCTACGTCACCCAGCTGATGGCGTCGCCCAACCAATAGCAATGAGTACTCTGTCGACCGTCCTCCCGATCTCCATCACCGCTGGTAAGGTGATGCTATACCGCTTCCCTGGTAGTGGGAAGGGTGCACACTCCTATAATAAGGAGGGGCGTGAGTTTGTGTCTTCGCCCGTCGGTGTGCCTATCACAGATCCTGCCGACTGGCTCGGTGCCTACGCTCTTTGCCCTCTCCTCCTTCGTCTCGAGGATGGTACAGAGCTGAGCATCCCTGATGCTGTGGTGGCGATGACCCGAACCAAGAATATCGTAACGACCCAAGTTGTCGGGATGACAGGCACCGTCAAGGAATATATCTCAGATGGTGACTTCGACATCAACATAGCTGTCGGTATTCAGGGCGTCGAGGATGGGAAGGTCGCCAACGTCTACCCCGAGGAGGGACTTCGTGAGCTCCGCAAGTTCCTTGAGGTAGACAAGCCTATCAGCGTTCAGAGTGCCTTCTTCGACCTCTTCGAGATCAACCGCATTGTCATCAAAAGCTACTCCCTGACCCAAGGCACTGAGAGCAACTACCAGGAGCTAAGCATCAGCGCGCTCTCTGATAACGAGTACAACGTCTTCTCCACCGACTACTAAGCTATGTATCGCCTTACCGCTCGTGTTGAGATAGAGTCCGAGCGCAAGTGGGTCATCGATAAGATCACTGCCTGCGAGATTGAGCGCTCAACAGATGACCTCACCGACACCTGCAAGCTCACGCTTCCTAAGCGTATGCTTTGGGATAACAAGGAGGGTGCACCGCTCCGCCGTGGCGACAAGGTGCGCATCTCCCTTGGCTATGATGACGACCTACAACTTGCCTTTGTAGGCTATATCCGCGAGGTCGGCTTCAAGACTCCCGTGGTCATCGAGTGCGAGGATGAGATGTACCAGCTCAAGAAGCAGGCGACGGTCAAGAAAGCCTATCGCAATGCCTCTCTATCGCAGATCCTCTCCGACCAAGGGATCACCGACTTCAAAGTGCTCGGTGAACAGACCCTCGGGGCTTACCGTGTCAAGGCCGACAACGTGGCAGCCCTCCTCGGAGAGCTTAAAGAGCAGGGGGTGCGTAGCTTCTTTCGATATGAAGATGGCAAGCCCATCCTTTATGCGGGCGTAGTCTTTGACCGTGAGGCATCAGGAAAGGCGTCGCAGGTCATCGCCTCGGGAATCAACCTCATCAGCGACTCCTCCCTCAAAGAGCAGCACGGAGACACGATGCGTCTCAAGGTCAAAGCCATCTCCTTCCAACCAACGGCCAAGAAGGGGAAGACGAAGAAGATCAAGCTCGAATTAGGCGATGCCGACGGAGAGCTCCGTACCCTCCATACCTATGGCAAGAGCGAATCAGAGCTGCGTGCCTGGGCTGAACAGGAGATGCAGCGCCTGAAGCGTGACGGCTTGGCTGGCAGCGTCACGACCTTTGGTGCTAAGCTCCTGGATAAGCTCGATACCGTAGGTATCATCATTGATGAAAAGAAGAAGGGTGTCTATCAGGTAAAGAAAGTAACTATCAAGTACGGCACTGAGGGTCTTCGCCAAGACGTGACTCTCGGCTTCCGTGTAGCAGACTAATATGAGCCAAATAGCAAAACTTATAGGACAACTCTCTGGTGGCGCTCCTGCCGTTCTGAAGGCATGCACCGTCACGTCAGTTGATCGTGATGCACGGGCTGTAGACTGCGAGCCTCTCGATGAGAGCGCTCCTATCCTCGGTTGCTCTCTCCAGGGAGATCAAGAGGGCGAAGATGGCTTCCTGCTCCTCCCCAAGGTAGGGAGCTACGTCATCGTCGGTCTCGTCGACGGACAAGATACTGGTGTCGTGCTTCTCACAGACGAGCTCGACGCTCTTGAGGTCAAGATAGGAGACAAGACCCTCCACTTCTCCTCCGAGGGCATCGTCTTCAATGGGGGAAAGCTCGGTGGCATCATCAAGATAGAGGAGCTGACCACGAAGCTCAACACCATCGAGCAGGACATCAACTCCCTCAAGCAATCCCTCTCCTCCTGGACACCTATCCCCTCCGATGGCGGTGCTGCCCTCAAGGCTGCCGTCACCTCGTGGGCAGGCAAGCAACTACAGAAGAGCAAGCGCGGGGACTACGAAGACCCTAACGTCAAGCACTAACAAAATACCCACTCATCTCCTCATTCTATGTTAGGCATTCTTCTCTCTATCGACACAGGCGACTTAGACCTCTCTAAGGGGCGTCTTTCCCTTGGTGAGGTTCGCGAGCAGACAGCCGCCTTCCTCCTTGAGGCTGTCCCTGGTGAGTTCGGCGAATATCCCACGCTGGGCATTGCCATCCGCAAGCATCTGGCTGGTCCTGGAGACCCGATGCTCCCAACCGCCACTATCAAGATGATGAAATACTGCAGCATACCTGCTGGCCAATTCATTCAGACGACATCAGGGTACGAACTCACATTCAAATAAGTCACTATGCCTCGCTCCATCTCAGACATCCGACGCGAAATAGCCGCTGCCTATATCGCTGACCCGACCGTCCAGCGCGCCTACAAGCTCGTTCCGAACAAAACCTATGATGAACAGTTTAGTAAGGTCTCCCTGGAGAGCATCTTATTCTGGGCCTTCGCTTCGGCGGTGTGGACCTTGGAGGTGCTCTTTGATAAGCACCGTACCGAGGTCGCTCAGCTCGTCAGCGAAGCAGAACCACACACGCTCCGCTGGTACGCACAGCGTGCCAAGGCTTACCTCCATGGTCACGCCTTGCCACCCTATAAAGATCGATACGACCTCTCCACCATCACCCCCGAGGAGCAGGAGCGCGCTGCCGTGGTGCGCTATGCCGTCGCGTCTGAGTACCAGGGCGTCGTGACTCTTAAGGTCGCAGGAGCAGACTCCAAGGGGGCTCCAGTCGTCCTGTCAGATAGCATTGTTACGCCACTGACTGCATATATGGCGATGATCAAAGATGCAGGTGTGCCTCTTCGTGTAGTGTCTTCTCCTGGAGATGAACTGAAGCTATCCTTGGTGGTCTATGTCTACCCAACACTGATGTCGTCCGGCAAGCCCACAGAATCACTCGACAAGGAAGTACAATCTGTGATAGATAGTAGCATATCAGGATTGCCATTTGATGGCATATTCCGTACCTCGGATCTGGTCGTCGCCCTCTCAAAGGTGCCGGGAGTCGAGGCTTCTACGATCTCGGAGGCATCAGCTCGTCCTTCTACCTATGATAGCTTCAGCTCATTCAATGGATATCACCGCCCATCGGCTGGCTACTACAACCTCACCTCTCTCCAAATTAACTATAAGCCCTATGAGCCCTACACCTAACATCGATTGGCAAAAGATCATCTCTGATGCGCTCCCGTCTTTCCTACGAAAGCCTCTGCTTATCGCCTTGCTTCTGGCTGCTACCGCTCCACTGAGAACCCTGTATGCTCTTGTTGAGCGAGCTATCCATGAGGATAGATATCGTCTTGAGCATAATGGTCAGGTATGTAGCCTTCTCGGTATGCTCGAGGAGAAGTATCCCTCATCTCGAGGCCTCCACTATCGTATTGAAGATATTACCCCCTCGGGGCGTGTCGTAGATACCTTCAGTGCTGTTCGTCGAGGGTATCCCGTAGCGCACCCTAATAGCTCCCCTAAGTTACTTCGCACATTCACAGGGTCTACCAATGTAGATAGATCGGGATTCCGTGTGTATGTCCCACGAGATGTGTATAACACAAGACTGTCTGACGTGATGTGGCTGGTTGAGCAGTATAAGCTGCCGACACGACGCGCTGTCTTTCTTCCAACCGACAACTAATTAATCACCCCCTAATCACTATTTAAGCTATGAATACAGCTAACTATCTCACGGCGGTAAACCGTGCAGGAGAGGCCGGCCACTATCCTCTCTCTACAGAGACTCTCGACTTCAATCAGCAGCAGATCATTCTACTCTCTCACCTCGCGAAGCTGTCAGGGTATAAGACGGTCATGCTCAAGACTCCGACAACTACAGAGACCGGTGTTGCGATCCTTTCCGGTGAGGTCGTGGACGTGGCCCGCTTATCTGCACCACTTGAGCCAAACACATCCTATAAGCTGGAGCTCAAGCAGACTACCGTAGATGTCTCCACTGCCGACGATGTGTATAAGGGTGCGCGGACTATGCGTGTCGCAACTCTGGTAAAGGGAGAGTATGGCTGGCTGAAGACCAACTCGCTCGGAGCACTCTTAGATGAGGTTGAGGATCTTGATAAAGTCTCAGATAAGATCTCTCGACTTGACGAGGCCATCGCCAAATCTTCGGACATTCGATCTAACTCTGTTGGCGTTCCTCTGTATGATGTCACAGACGGGCATTTTGAGGATGGCTTCCCTACGTATCATGTAGTAATCTTTCCAGAGTCATATACTGGGTGGCCTGGCGGAAATAGCCCCAAATACCCCTTCTACTATGGGAATCCAACCCATGAACTCAAGGGAGCTATCCTGAAGAGCCAAATCATCGATGCTTTTGGTGCTGGCCGTCCAGGTCTCGCACAAACACTCACCACTCGCCATGGCGTCGTCTATGAGCGATTCATTGCTCCACAGTTTAGTAATGGTAAGTTCTCTGAAGAGGGCTTAGCATCGGATATCCCATGGCATGCACGGCCAAATTCTATCATCGGTACACTTTCTAAAACGAAGGGCGGTGAATGGGTGCGCTCTGGAATTATGCTGTATGGCGATCTCATCTCACAAGGGACGACACTTAAGCTTCGTAATAATCGCCACTCGCTTCTGCGGCCAGAGAGATGTTGTCTACAGGTATCAGTCTCAATTCCTCAGTCGGGGCCGATGAGTAACGTCACTTGGTCGCTGACTCCTAACGAGGGCCTTGAGCTCAACCTGCCAAGCTCTTTCTTTGATAACCAATTCACGAGCATCACGATCACGGCTATTGCGCTCCCGATCGCACAGCTTAAGTAA